TTTGTAAAAATAATGGTTTGGGCTTTCCGGGTTACAGTTGAAGAAATACTTTGGTTTCTCAAAGCTGATTGCACGAGATAGAGCCTGTTCCACAAATGACCGTGGCATAAGCGCCACTTCGTCAAAGAATACGCCAGCCAGGGTAATGCCCTGAATAAGCATATAGCTGCTTTCGTCTTTGCCGCCGAACAAGTAAAACCAGTTTGTTTTCCTGCCGCATTTTACCGTCAGGACCCGTGTGCTGACTTTGTATTCCAGCGTGTAAGGTAAATCCTCATTGTCCTGCAAAGGCGTTAGAACGTTTCTCTCGGCGCTCTGGACGGTCTTTCCGCATATCCCAAAATTGGTACGGTCGTATGTTTCCATCGCCCAAATGATGAACGCTGATATCATAACGGTGGTTTTACCGCTTCTCACGGCCCCATCACAAATCAAAGCGTAATCATCGGAGAATATGAACTTGAAAATCTCCCTCTGTTTTGGGGAAAGCGTTTCAAATCTCATTTTAGGCTCTTAATGGCTTCAATCAGTGCATTGTGCTGTTCTTCCTGCTTCTCTTGCGGTTCATCGGAAATCCATTTGAAGTTATATTGCAGGCTGAATTTTGCGCCGTTTGAACCGTCTCTATCAAACAATCTGCTTTCGGCGTATTCCTCAACTCTGGCCTTTGCTTGCGTAATCGTGTTACAAAATTCTTTCCGACCCTGATAATCTAACAGGGCTTTTCTGGAAGTAAATCCAATAGCAAGAGCCAAACCAGTAATTGTGGGAGGATGTTGCCCGATAATCACAGGCATACCATGTTTATCTAACATGACCGTTCCTTCATCATCGGTCAGAGGTTTTCCCTCACAATCTTTGAAATACTGGTCAATGGCGGTTTGCAGCTCTTCCGCCGTTTTGTATTTAAGCGGCCTACCAGCCACAAACTCACCACCTCTCGATCATAATTCCCGCATCAGCGCCCGCCCCCATCGCTTTCATTGACACGGATATTTCCCTTACATACCTTTGGTACCGCTCCGCCCTCATGCGGACGATTGCGGCATGTAAGCCGTTCGGACGCATCCTCACGGCCCAGCGCATTCCGTTTAACCGGATGTGTGCTGTAATCAATGGGCTGTTGCAGTCCTGCCCTGCTTTAGCACTTCGCCGGATTCCGGCGTCGCTTGCTGTGTCCTCCCCATGCGGGGTGCCTACAGCCCATGAAGCGCAAGTATCTTTTAAAACCGCTCACGCTTCGGTTTAGTTCCGCATAGAGGGCGTGGCCCTCTCCGTCACCGCTTAACATCTTATCGACAGCCAACACCTCACGGTGCCGCTTATCTTCTCACGCTTCAATGTCAGCCTGTGGTGGCTTTTCAAGCCGTGCGGCATATATCGCCCGTTGTATTTTCCGCCCAACGGGCAAGGCGGCAGGAGGATGAGTATGGAAAAGGAGTACCACCAGATATACTTCCGGTGATACTCCTATTTTCGCATATGTTTTTGTGTGCGTTCTCACTTTAGTGAGAATTTGGAAAATTTTTTTGCTCTCCCCGTATACCCGATAGGCCAGGTGATTTATTAGGCGATTGCGCTAATCTCGATAGCTTCGATATCGTTCCAGCTCATGCCGATGACATCGTGGAGATAATCGGCTTGCTCACTGCTTGCAATAGACAGCTCCATGCTCGGGTTTTCTGCAAACCACTTAGAAAGCTGTTCATAACGCTTGATTGCTTTCTGCTTGATGTGGTTGTCAATCTCGCTCTCGCTGGTAAAATGAACGCCGTCGATGTAATAGCCTTTATACTGTTTCATGGTAAATACCTCCGTGATTTTTATTTCTGTGTCAGTTCCCTTTTCGTGTTGGCCCGTAAGGTTGGCCCCTGCTGAACTCTACGCCCCAGCAGGTGGGCGGCTTTTGTTCTTCTCTATGGTCTTAGTATACTATGGTTTAACATATATTGCAATAGGCAGAGTCCACAATGTTTAACCATATTTCTTGTGAAAAGTGTATATTGTTTAACCACACACATTTTGATACAATCCAGTTGAGGTGATAAATATGCCATTGACAGACGCACAGAGACGGGCCAGCAACAAATACAATCTGGAACACATGACCGTCTTGGGGTGCAAGGTACGAAAAGAGGACGCAGAGAAATTTAAAAAAGCCTGTGCCGCAAAACATACCACGCCGAACGAACAATTTAAAAAAGTGGTTAAAGCGTTTATCGCTGAGTATGAAGAAACACCGTCCGATTAAGGGCGGTGTCTCTTTTCTTCTGTCAGCCCCAGCAGATAATCAACGCTGACATTGTAATAATCCGCAATCTTAATCAGTGCGCTTGCTGACGGCTCCGCTTCTCCACGCTCGTATCGTCTAAGCATACCCGGCGTTGATAGCCCCATCAAGCCGCCTGTTACTTCCATGCTGCGGACCGGGTGCTTGTTTTCACGCAATCGCCGCAGACGTTTGGAAAATTCTTCATCCACTTCATCAATCCTTTTCCATTTCTTTTCGCAAACTCTCTTTGATATAGTAGTCAATTCCAAGTTCCTTGCAAAGCTGCTCGGCCTGTTCTCCGAATTGCTTCCAGTTGATGGAGGATGGATGGTAATTGAGTTTGCCGATTTTCACTTTATCAAAGACATCCGCGCATCCCTCAATACAATCCAAAACTGTGTTTGCATTTACAACAGGTTCAAATGAACACCAGGTTTTTATTCCGTAATCGTGCGCCACCTTTGCGTCAATCACCCTGTCACTGGGCATATATGCTCCGCCGTAAGACCCATCGTATGTAATGCCATACCAGTCTTCATCATCCAGCAAGTCAAAATCTCTGCTACCGTCTCCCTTGGTGAGTATCTGGACATGGTTTCCGCTGTCTTTGATAACGGTTATAACCTCCCTTGTAACCGTTGTATCGTACCCGGTGGGGTAAGGGTCACAAGCAAAGCACAGGTGTATGGTCTGCCCGGTAATCTGTTCCCGCTGAAGCTGGGATTTAAGTGCTTCCACAATCCCCGCTCGAGGCTCTACACATGAGTAAAATTTCTCCCGCTCCCGGTGTAGTACATTTGGTGCAAAACAATAATAGCAACGGTGTGGGCATCCAGTATAGATGTTCACGGCATAGTCCCCATACTCTTTTGCTTTTCCTTTTGGTACATATAGTGGTTTCATGTTTCGTCCTCCTTTTCATCAATCCTTTTCTTGTTTTGGCGGTTTCGGCAAGGGCATCCAATGGGTTACAAAATCAGATACGGCAGTAAACTCTTCCCCATATTCAATGCTTTCCCACCAGCCCTCCGGAATTAAGGTAGTCAATCACCGTCTGCATTTGCTCAAAGGCGCAAAACACAATCATAGCCGGGGCCTTACCCTTTTCCTTTGGCTCTTTGATAAGTAAGCGATTGCAGAAATGCATATATTCAGCGATTTTAAAATTGCCATCAGTATGAAAGAATGCGCTTTTGGCTTTCTTGCTTTCCCCGTTTTTGTTATCGCCGCCCTCATACCACATGGGGTTGCTGGCATAAGCGTCAACGCCGATGTTATAGGGAATATCAGCAATCACAAGCTGCGCTTTTTGGATGTTGTACCGCTTAAAATTTTGGAAATTATCGTGGTATAACTCGCATTTTAATCTAATTTCTCCATCTTCCATATTCATCCTCCAACTTTCATTTTCCCTGTTCCGCTTTCCAGGCTCCGTAGGTCATGCCTGCCTGACGAGCTAAAACGGAATCCCGTGTTAGCCCACTCATCTTTTCGGATTTTTGGACGCCCTCCCGATAGTTTGACGGCAGACCGTGATTCTTTCGCCATCTTGAGACGGTCGTGTTGTCTACGCCAAGTCTCTTGGCAATCTCCACATCATTCAGGCCCTGATTGTAGAGCTTCATGGTTGTGTCCTCGTAAAGCTTGTGTCTTTCCCTCATTCATCCGCCTCGTCAATCCAGACTGTCTCATAGTGGCTGTTCTTTGACTTGCCACGCTCCGCCAAGTCCAGGCCGTGCCATATAGCCTGGACTGGCTTTCCCACCAAATGCGCCAGCTCCGTCTTGGTGTCTGCCACAGCTAACGGCAACCGGTATTTATCTTTCGTGACGTACATATACACGGGTCTCATTGTCAGCCTCCTATCTCCTCCACAATGACCCTGATTGCCTCTCCATCCCAAAACTCATGTGCAACACCGACAACGTACCGCCGACTATCGTCCTTCAGGACGTAGCCCTTCATAGCGTCCACAAAGGCTTTTCCCATAACGGCGTGATTGTCGATATCTAACCCGTCATCCCACAAAAACATGATTTTGACAGGCCGCTTGTAGATAGTCGGTTTTATCCCGGCTTTTTTCATGGACAGTCGGCAGATTTGATGCAGCTCTTCCGCGTCTTTTTTTCGTGCTGCCCAATGCTTCCCGGCGTAATAGGCATTTAGCCCAAACCTTCCAGCCCACGCCGATTTTCCCTTTTTGGTCAGCGGGTACGGGATGTCAAACACCATTCTCTGCCTCCAGTTTCAGCGGCTTGTACGCCGCCATCAGCCGCCGGACATCGGCGGGAATCGCCAGCTCTTTGGCGTCGGAATCTTCCCTCGCCTTAAATGCTCGCTGAAAGTTTGATGCTACCACGCTGTGGAC